CTTTGACACAAGCTACTCTTGCAGAGAAGCTTAGACAAGCTCAAAAAGATGTGCATGATTTCAATAAATTCTTAGAAGATCGTTACCTTGAGAAAGCTAAAGAAAAGCTTAATGAAGAGGGTAAAGACTTCGGTACTGCAAATATCTTTGACGGCAACCAAAAAGTTAAGATTGAGTTGCGTAAAAAGGTTGAGTGGGATCAAGAAAACCTTACAAAGTTTTTGAATGGTCTTACTCCCGAAGAAGCTAATCATTTAGCTAAATTTTCAATCAGTGTTCCAGAGGCAAAGTTTGCTAATGCACTACCTACCATGCAAGAGAAACTTAAAGAGTTTCGTACAGTATCTTTGCAAGGTGTAAAGGTAACTTTTGAGGAGCAAGAATAATGTTAAATATTATATCGGCAGAGGATCGTTTAAAAGAAAAACGTGGTCACAAAATAGTTATTGCGGGCATGAGTGGTGTAGGCAAGACCACTCTTGTCCGAACTCTCGACTCTGACAGGACTTTGTTCATGGACTTAGAGGCGGGTGATGCAGCTATAGAGGGATGGCCGCTAGATGTTATACGTCCTAGAACTTGGGCTGAGTGTCGTGATTTTGCTTGTTTTCTTGGTGGGGCTAACCCTGCAATTAATGAGGAGCAGATATACTCAGAGGCACATTATGATGCTGTATGTCAAACATATGGTAATCCAAAACAATTATTAGATAAATACGATACGATATTTATTGACAGTATAACTGTCGCAGGTCGGTTGTGTTTTCAATGGTGTCAAAATCAACCAGATTGTAAGACTTCAAATGGTCGATTAGATACTAGATCTGCCTACGGTATGCAAGGCAGAGAGATGATGGGATGGCTAACTCATTTACAACACATACGTGAAAAGAATGTTGTGTTTGTTGGTATCCTTGATAGTAGGACAGATGACTTTGGTCGTGCTGTCCATGATCTTCAAATAGAAGGTTCTAAAACAGGACGTGAACTACCCGGTATTGTTGATGAAGTTATTACTATGGCAGTGATGCCTGGTGATGAAAATCATCCACCGTACAGGGCTTTTGTTTGTCATACGTTAAACGAATGGAATTACCCTGCAAAAGATAGATCGGGCAGATTAGATTTAATCGAAGAGCCTCATCTTGGTAAATTATTGCAGAAGATGTCTGGCAACAAACCAATAAGTGAACGTCCATTAAATTTTGATTTAGCAAAGAAAGAAAGTGAGGTGAAACCAAATGCTTAATTTTAACGAAGTACAACCAGATTCAAATTCAGGAGAATTTGAACTTATTCCAAATAATACAATAGCTCGTGTCGTGTTAACTCTACAGGGTGGCGATACACAAATACCAGAGTTTGGACAAGGCAACTTTTTTAAGTCTAGTTCAACAGGTAAAAGAGCTAAGTGGCTACCACTAGAATTTACTATTGTAGGTGGTGGTCATAACGGACGAAAAGTTTGGCACAGACTTTTTGTTGATGGAGACAAGATGAGTGAACGTAATGTTCCGATTGCTAAAGAGATTGGCTTGAGGACAATGAGGGCAATCATCGAAAGTGCAAGGGGTATTGATCCTAGTGATAGTTCGCCACAAGCCCAACAGGGTAGACAGCTTAATAGTATTGAGCAATTAAATGGTATGGAACTATGTATTAAGATTGGTATTGAGGAAGGTACTAATGGATATGCAGATCGCAATCGAATGGTCGCTCCTCTTACTCCTAATCAAGCAGGTTATATTGCAGGAAGTGCTAATCCTAATGCAGCACCGTCCAACACTGCAACACAACCTACCGTCAATCAATCTGACAACAATGTTCCAAGTTGGGCGAAATAATTTTAACTAAAAGAAAGTGAGGTGTTATATGCCAAGTAAAACAAAAATGGAAAATGCAGAACTTCCAAGAATAAAGAGTCTGCAACAAAAAGAAATGAAGTTTAGAATTATTGGTACAAGTCCTTTAGTTTTTAACTCCATGTCACGTAAAGCAAGAGAAGCTTTATTCATTGGTGGAAAAAGAAAAACTGCTAAAGAAAAGCAAGATATAAAGCATAATCCTGAGTTAGAATTTCAGGATAGTCTTTATACTCAAGGTCAAGGCACTGCTTATCTTAGTTTTCCATCTACAGGTATCAAGAGAGGTATGGCAACTGCGGCTCTTGAAACTGAGGGTGTAACCAAAGCAAGTATCAATCGTGGTATTTATCTTCCAGAAGAACACGTAAATATTTGGGGTAAACCTTATATGTTTATGTCTGTTGTTCGTTCTTCAGATATGAATAGAACTCCAGATATTCGTACTCGTGGAAAGTTACCTAGATGGTGTACTGAATTTAAGGTTCGATACATTGTGCCTACATTCAATCAAACAGAGATTGCTAGTTTAGTAATGAACGCAGGTTTCTTATGTGGTCTTGGTGATTGGAGAATAGAGAAAGGCGGCCCTATGGGTGGTTATAAACTTGTATCTACAGATGAGGATGTTAAAATATTTAATGACATAGTAAAAAATGAAGGTAAATCTGTTCAAGAAATATCTTTTAAAGATCCTCAAATGGAGTCTCACGATAATGCAAGTCACGAATTATATGAAGACTTGACAAAAGAGAGACAAAAAAGAGAAGCGATTTTAGCAGTCGCATCATAATATGAAAAAGCGTTTCTCTAAAAAAGATCGTCAAGAAATAATAAATGACTATCTTAATAAGACAGGCAGGAACATTATTGTTCCTGCCGAGTTTCGTCAATGGTTATCTACACAACCCGACCATCCAATGTATAAAGTATTAGAATGGGATGAAGAAAAAGCTGCTATTAAATATCAGTTACAACAAATACGTCAGTTTTTTTCAGGTTGTAGAATAACTGTTCAATATAGAGATATACCATCTGAAACAATTGATTATAGTAAAGCAGTTGTTGTCGAGGAAACAAAAGTTATTAAGTTTCCAAGTTATATTTCTCCCATAGATAATAGAGCACAAGGTGGTGGTTATCAAAAGTTTGATTTGGATAATCCTGAAACAGTAAAAGAACTATGTCGTCAAGCATCAAGAGAATTAAATTCTTGGCTAAAAAGATATGAAGGTATTTGTACTGTAAAAGGTATCGATATTGATTCTTTAAAAGAGGTATCCTCTTTATTAGAAGAAGAAAGTGTTTCTACTAAAGCAAATTAATTAAAGAAATTGTGTCGTGTTGAGGTGGGCTCAGGTCAGTTAGGCATATGTAGCGTTGCGTTATGTTAAGGCAGTTGTGATATGGAGAGGAGAGTTGCGTTCAGTTCAGTTGCGTTTCGGCAGTTTACAAGTGGTGTGCTCAATTAAGCTCGGGTGCGTTATGTTTTGTTAAGGCAGTTCAGTCGGGGTTGGGTTTGGTTGGTTCAGTTGGGTTCAGGCAAATTGGGTTTGGGTAAGGCAGTTTACAAGTGGTGTGCTCTGGTTATGTCGGTTTGGTTGCGTTACGCTCGGTTCAGGCAGTTCGTCTCTGGTGAGGTGTGCTATGGCGTGAAGAGTTGAATTACGGTCGGCTGAGATGCGTTTTGTTCAGGTCAGGCAGTTTGGGTTGGGTGCTTTCAGGTCAGGTGGATTATGTTGAACTTGGGTTGGGTTTGGTGCGTTAAGGCAGTTGAGCTATGTTCAGGCTTTTTTAGGTGCGTTGATTTCAGGCGAGGTGCGTTATGTTGTGTTACGGCAGTTGGGGTGAGGTGCGATATGTTACTTCGGGGTGCGATAAGCTCAGTTAAGTTCGGTTATGTTACGGCAGTTGGGGTGTGGTGCGTTTGGGTAGGCTGTGTTGAGTTGTCCTATGTTTTGTTGAGTTCCGTTAAGGCAGTTGAGTTATGCTATGTTGGAGAGAGGTGCGATTAGTCACGTTTAGGCTGTTCTGGTAAAAAACGGCTTTATATAAGAGCCGTCAGCGGGGTCTATTGACATATCCGTGTATGTTTATACCCTGTAAATATAAGGTTTTTTGAGTTTCTAGCGTCAACACCTCGATGTGCGTTAGGACTACGTTTGGGAAGTACGTAGGACGCAAAACTTCCCACATTATAGAAAGTGAGGTGCAAATGTTATTAAGACCATATCAAGAAGTTGCAGTTAATTCTGCATCGGAAGCTTTAGACAAGCATGGCAACACTGTTGTAGTTGCACCTACAGGAGCTGGTAAAACAATTATGTTATCATCTCTTATTGGTAAGCGTCATGGTTCACGAAAAAATGTTCTGGTTCTTCAACACAGAGATGAGCTAGTCAACCAGAACATAAGCAAGTTTAAACGAATCAATCCGAACATATCTACTAGCGTTGTTAATGCTGAACAGAAAGATTGGAACGGAGATGCTGTATTCTCAATGGTGCAGACATTATCCAGACCGAACAACTTAGATAATATGAAAGCTATGGATATGGTGGTCGTTGATGAAAGCCACCATGTCGTAGCTGATACTTATACTCGGATTATAAATCATGCAAAAGAAATTAATGACAAAGTTGAGATCGTTGGGTTCACTGCTACGCCTAATCGTGGGGATAAAAAAGGTTTACGTGAAGTATTCTCCAATTGTTCTCATCAAATCGAGATATCAACACTCATTCGTGAAGGTTTCCTTGTCGCCCCAAAAACCTATGTCATCGATGTGGGTGTACGCTCTGAACTTCAAAATGTTCGGAAAACAGTGGTCGATTTTGATATGGATCAAGTAGCTCGTATTATGAACAAACGAGCTATCAACAAACGAGTTGTTGATGAATGGAAGAGTAAGGCAAGTGACAGAAAGACTGTAGTGTTTTGTTCAACAGTTGCACACGCAGAGGACTTATGTGAAGAGTTTGTAGAACAGGGTGTCAAAGCTGAGACTGTCACAGGAGAGACTGATAAAAATGTTCGGGCTAATATCCTGAATGATTTAGCCAATGGTGATTTACAGGTTGTGGTAAACGTGGCTGTATTAACAGAAGGTTTTGATGCACCACCCGTATCTTGTATTATATTAACTCGCCCGTGTTCTTACAAAGCTACAATGGTGCAGATGATTGGTCGGGGCTTACGAACTATAGATCAAGATGAACACCCGAACATAATTAAAACAGATTGTATTGTTTTGGATTTCGGAACTTCTGTTCTTACGCATGGGTCATTGGAAGATGATGTCAATCTGGAAGGATCGGAGTCAAATATTCAAGGTCAAGCACCAGAGAAAATTTGTCCAGAATGTGACTCAGTTGTTCCTTTGAGTGTCAGAGAGTGTCCTATGTGTGGATACGAGTTTGGTAAAGGTCAAGATACAGACTTGGAAGAGTTTAATATGACAGAAATTGATCTGATTGATCGATCTCCTTTTAGATGGATGGACTTATTTGGTACAGGTAAATGCCTATCAGCGACAGGATTTAATGGTTTTGCACTCGTTGCTGATCTTGGCGATCTATCCTGTGGCATTGTAAAGCGTTCTGGTGGCAAGTTAAGAATGGTCAGTATAGGAACAAAGCAACAGGCTATAGCCTCTGCTGATGACTTTTTAAGAGAGATTGAAGATAATAATAGTGCTCAAAAGGGCAGAAGATGGTTAAACGAAAGAATTAGTGATAAGCAAAAAGATATGTTAGCGAGGTCAGGTGTTGTTGTATCTGGGTTTGATTTTTCATGGACAAAGTATAGAGCTGCTTGTTATTTAAATTATTTGTGGAACAAAAGCAGAATAGATTCTATGATAAACAACGTAATAAAAAAGGATGTAGCATAATGACTCAAGTAGAAATTAAAATGGTTTTAAATACTAAAAATGGACAGATGAACTTAGACTTCTTTACTTCTGTTGAGGGTGTCTTTTTGTCTGAAGATGACGTGATGGATAAGATTAGTTCTATCATGGAGAAGAAAGTATACGAGAACTGTTGTGAGGTAGAGAATGGCTATGGAACTGCTTTTTATGAGAGTGAGGAACTGTTTACATTGTCATTTATGAAAACTAATGAAGGGGAAATTGAGAAATGGAGCGAAATGAAAGAAATGTCGAACCAGACAGTACACTAAAAAAAATAGGAAAATTGTTCGGTCAGATAGGTTGGAATAAAAAATTCACAGAACTTGATGAGCAAGATGTGCTATATTTGGTTATGTCTATACAACAAATGGAGAAATTAGAAGATGCAAACGAACTTGTCGAAACTTATCTGGCAGCAATCTGGCTCAAATTCAACATCGAAGATAAAAATGCCGAATTCCCATTCGGACGAAATGTGTCAAAAGATTCAGGAAACAGTTGATGAATCTATCAAAGAGGCGAACAAAAGTCAGAAAAGACGAACATATCTTGGTGCGTCTTCTCTGGGAGAATCGTGTTCTCGTAGGATACAATATAGATTTATGGGTCAAAAACCTGATCAGGAAAGTGAGTTCAGTGCTAAGCTTTTACGTATATTCCAATTTGGACATACGATTGAGGACATGGCACATGGTTGGTTGGTTAAGGCAGGTTTTGATTTGAGAAGCACAGATAAAAATGGCGAACAATTTGGTTTCTCAATAGCAGATGATCAGGTGAAGGGTCACATAGATGGTGTCATATGTGCAGGACCCGATGGGTTAAAGTATCCTATGTTGTGGGAATGTAAATCTGCCAATGACAAGAGCTTCAATGAATTTGTTCGCAAGGGTGTTAAAGAAGTCAATCTAACGTATGCTTCACAGATTGCATTGTATCAGGCATACATGAATTTGACAGAGAACCCAGCTTTGTTTACGGTAGTTAATAAAAATAATTGTGAAATATATTATGAGCTTGTTCCTTTTGATAAAGTCTTAGCCCAAAAGACAAGTGATAAAGCTGTTGAAATTTTAACAGCAGTTAAACATAATGAAATACTACCAAGAGTTGCTGCTAACTCTGACTATTTTTTGTGTAAAAGATGCGAGTTTAGAAGCAGTTGTTGGAAAAAACCCGAACAAGTTTGAGCTTGTCCGGGAGAAATAGAGTGTATAGGAGTCAATATAATGCGTGTTCTACCATTTGACAATACTAAATCTAGTATGTCAGCGAGTGAGTTAGTCGAAGAGATTAGCAAAAAGGTACCGAGACAGGTACAAATAGATATATTAAGAGAGACATTTCCACAAGGTAAAGTTACTGGTGATCTGTTTACAATCGGGTCTACTTCAGGTGAGTCTGGTAAATCCCTGAAGATAGATATTAATCCTAGAAGCCCATACTTTATGAAGGGTCAGGATTTTAACGGTGGCGTTGGCATCGGTGGCATCGTTAAGATCTTAATGGAAGGAAGAGGTCTTAGACTACCTGAAATCAAGGAGATGTTTTCTGAATACGTAGGTGAAACCCGAAAATTTGTTCGGGAACAGCCTGCCGAGAATCCAGTAAAAATGCAGATCAATTTGCAGACACCATACGATTCGGAGTATTTGTACAAAAATTCTGATGGTCAGGTGATTTGTTCGGTTCGGAAGTATCTTGTTCGGGATGGGTCAGGTGCTCCGATACTGGATACACACGGTAAACCAAAGAAAGAGTTCAGGCAATTCACTGGTGACAACCCATATCCTCGTATGCCTGATGTCAGACCGTTGTATAATATCCCGAACATATTGGCTTCGGATACAGTCATCTGGGTAGAAGGTGAGAAATGTGCAGATGCACTCAACAATTTGGGTTACACAGCAACCTGTACAATGGGTGGTGCAGGTATGCTTACAAAGAAGTCAGCGTCACAGTATGACTTCTCTCCATTGCAAGGCAAAGAGCTTATCTTATGGGCTGATAATGATAACGCTGGTAAGAAGTTAGCTGAGCTAGTTCAGGAGTTAGCCCTGAACGCTAATGTTAAATCAGTCAAGATGCTTACACTACCACGAGGTAAGCCAGAGAGATGGGATGTCGCAGATGCAATAAGTGAAGGCTTTGATATAAATGAGTTCCTAAATACTACAAGTAACTTCACACGCCAGAACATAAATCTTCTGGACGACAGCTTATTGGTATCGAGATTCGTTGGTCCTGCACCCGAACAAAAGTTTCTGGTAGACGGCACGTTTCCTTTGGGGGTACCAATCATATTATCAGCTGCGGGTGACGCAGGTAAGGGTATGCTAACACTGGATTTAGCTATGAAAGTTACTGGTGCTTTCCCGATGCGTAATTCGTTCGGGGGTAATGTAACTGAGTTTGGTAATGTAGTTATCTTCACAGCAGAGGACGATGAAGCAGAGATGCACAGACGTATAGAGCGTTTAGACCCGAACAATGAAAGATTTGAGTATGAGAATGAGCTTCGGGTTGTATCATTACCCAATGTCGGTGGTGTGTTTCCTGTACTGCAAAGCGTACATGGTGAGCTAACAACTTCAGCAGAGTTCGAGCGTATATACGAACAAATATTACAGATTAATAACCTGAAGCTTATTATCTTCGATCCGTTGGCTTCGTTTGTTCACGCAGATGTGAACTCTGATCCATCAGCTGGTGCAGCCCTGACAGGACTGATGTCTAAGATTTGTTCGGAAACAGGAGCCTCCGTCATGATGTGTCACCATATGACAAAAGTGAAGGACGACACAGTTATATCAACACCAGAACAAGCTAGAAATCTTATTCGGGGTACGTCAGCGATTGTTGATGGTGTGCGTTGTGCGTTTGCATTGTGGCAGTTGGATGAGAATACAGCAAAACGCCAGTGTAAAGAACTTAACATAGAATACCAGAGAAACAGATGCTTCGATGGGGCAGTTGTAAAATCGAACGGACCAGCCAAACGCCAGATACGCAAATTTGTTCGGGATTTAAATACTGGACTGTTGATAGATCGGACTGAAGATATCATACAGCTTAATTCTGGCAGTAATCGAGACTTACGTAAGAGCTCACTGTACGAGTGGATCAGCAGATGCGAAAGAGAAGGTCGTGCATTGTGTCAACAGGGAGGTGCAGATTCGTTGTCTAATCGTATGACTGATGCCGATGCACCAGATGCACTGGCGAATCTGTCTCAACGTGTACTGGACGGAATTGTTCGGGAATTAATTACTGAAGGTCGGATTGATAAGTTTAGTTTCAGCACGGCGGGTGGTCGTAAATGGCTTGGCACTGTCAACGGTTTGATGAGTCGGGGCGAATATGAGGCAACTACAGCAACGGATAATGTGTAATGGAATATATAAGATACTATGAAACTCATATTGATTGTGATTGGTGTGGCAGACAAACCAGAGGTCGGATCTACAAAAACCGAACAGATGTCAGTTGTGGATCCTGTCACAGGCAGTTGAAGGAAATAACAAAAAGAGAAATAGCAATAATAAAGAAAAGAAATAAAAATGAGTGACTTTAAAAACAAAAAAGTTCTGGAAATAAAAAAAGAGGAAACATACGATTGGTTAAAGAGATTGCATTATGCCAAGAGGATACCGTCAATATCTTATTCGTTCGGGTTATACTTACATAAAGAATTGATCGGTGTAATAACTTATGGTTCACCACCGAGCTCATCTCTTTGTATTGGTATATGTGGCGAACAATTTAAAGATAAAGTTATCGAGCTCAACAGATTATGTTTAATTGACAATGATAAAAACAATGCGTCTTATCTTGTTGGTAATAGTTTAAAGTTATTACCCAAGCCCCAGATAGTTGTATCTTACGCAGATACGAGCATGAACCATACAGGATATATTTATCAAGCTACTAATTTTATATACACAGGATTGTCAGACAAAAGAACAGAGTGGCGAATAAAAAATTCTAATATGCACTCAAAAACAATATGTGAGAAATATACTTTACAGGAAAGAATGAATGACAAAGATAAGTTTGAGGTAGTCGATAGACCAAGAAAACATAGGTATATATATTTCTTAGGAGACAAGAGACAAAAGAAAATATTTAATCAAAATTTAAATTATCCTATACATTCTTACCCAAAAACAGAAACGCTGAACTATAGGATAGACAACAAAATTTCAACACAAATGATATTAATTTAAAAAAAAATAAAAAAAACTCTTGTAATAGGAAAAAAGTTCCTTATATTACTATCATACACTAACAAACGAAAGCGAGGTGCTAAATGTATAAAAATATTAATATCCCATCAAACAGAAAATTTTCTTTACATTATGTAGACAAGGTTGATTTGGCTAATGAAAATAATGTGTCAGGAGATGTACTACATACACAAGTGTATGGTTTGTATAATAAAGATTTAGTTAACGTGAGTAATCTTGATGTTGGCAAAAAGGTTTATGTCACAAGTTACGATAACAAAATTTTAGTTAAGAGGGTTGCCTAATGACTAGACCGTTAGTTAAAAGAATTGATATGGCTTTGCACGTACAAGAGTTATGTGCAGAGCATGACATTACCGTTAAGTATCAATCATTGAATGATACAGACCCACGTTACTATGCGAACCCAAGACATAAGTTGATTTGCATTAGACCAACAAAGAATACGGGTTTTTATGTTTCAGCATTACATGAGATTGGTCATTTGATTGGACCTGCACAAGGCAGAGATAATGATCTTATGGAGAAAGAGATTGGTGCTTGGAAGTATGCCATGTCTGTTGCGATTGTATGGACAGATACTGCTACTAATGTAATGAAACGTGCATTGATGTCATATGGTATGCCACAAGGTCATTGGGATGAAGTCTTTAACGAGTGTCGTGCTTATGCTGAAAACTACAGAAGTTTAACAGTGGGTGTTGCAAATGTCAGTTAAAGCTAGAAGAGTTCCTAATGTTAGAAATGAAATTGTTGACGATTGGTATGGATCAATCGTTGACAAAGAATGGGATGAGTATGAAGTTGGTTCTTCTTTCTTAGTAGAAGAACCATACTCAAAAGCGAAACCACGTCCAAGAAAGTTTGGTACAGACTCAGAAATTTATTGGACAGTTAATGTTGATGAGGTGCAGTAATGGGTTATCAATGTGTAGAATGTAGTAAGACAGTTAAACCCGATTGGATTGGTACAGAAAAAATCACTCATATTCCACGTGCTTTTTTATTTTCTTACCATGTGATTTGTGTTGATTGTTATACAGAAGAGTGTATGTCTCATCCCGATTTTGATGTTGATAAGTATACTCAAGAATTAGAAGATATTAGAGATAGGGGATTATAAATGAATTGGATAGAGGGCAATAAAGAAAAGATTTCTAATTTGGAGTTTGCATTAGATTATTTATGCAGAGCTGCAAAGCGAGATATATTTATTATTCCACCCGAAAAGGAAAAGGATCATATAGATTATCTCAAGAAAGAAATAGAGAAAACATTGAAGATGTTAAAGAGTTAGGGGGTGTTGTTCAAGCTTTCGTGGTGGCGAGTAGGCACGTCATAACTATAGATCATAGAAGTAAAGTTTACCCCCGAGTAGTGATTTATTGATTTTACTTTTGTGCAATTATTACGAACAACCTAAGAAGTATGTAATAAAATCTATAGGATGCCTACACAAAGTTTTTAGATATTTGCTGACGAGCAAATAGCATTGTGGCTGAATAATCTATGGAACGTAGATAAGGCACGTCCTAAAGCTTAGCGGCTTGGTTTTAGCGAACAATAGGACGGTTGGACAGTGATCAGAATGGTAGTTCGATATACAGTTCTTGGAAGTATACCCAAATCTTCCCAATGCAACCCAAAAAAGGCTCGTTTTAAGAGCCGTCAGAGGGGTGGAAATATATGTCCGTGTATGTTTGTACCCCATATTTTTAACAATCGGAGTAGAAATAAATGACAAAGTTTAACGATGATTTCATAAAAGATGTCAAAAGTTATTGGGAAGATAACAAGGGCAAAATAAAATATGTAGAGAAGAGTGGTGTCCATATGGAGAGGACAACCAAAAAAAAGTTCGGGTTACAGGACTTGGCAGATCATTTTAAAATTACCGAATCACAGGCAAGACGAATTATTTATGTGAAAAAGCAATGATGTTGGAAACTGCAACGGCTTTGGTTTGCATGAGTTATGCAATATACTTTGAAGCTAGATCAGAACCTATAGTGGCTCAGTTGGCAGTGGCTCAAGTAGTGATGAACCGTGTTGATGACCACAGGTTTCCGAACACAGTTTGCGAAGTTGTAACTGACGGCTTACGATATTCTTGGGATAGTCGAAAAATTGTTCGGGATCAATGTGCCTTCAGCTTTTATTGCGATGGTAAACCAGAAGTGATTGATGATGTTCGGGCTTATGATTGGGCTGAAGCTATAGCTTGGTCAGTTCTGGAACGTGAAATATATATTGACGTTACTGATGGTTCGACTCATTATCATGCTAACTATGTTAGCCCCTATTGGGCTGATGCTTTTACACAAACAGTGTGTATCAATACGCATTGTTTTTACAGATGGGAGCACTAGTATGGGTGAAGTAATATTATTCCCTATCGGGAAGAACAAGAAGCTACAAAAGGAGCTTTTGTTTGCACAAAAACTGCGTTGTCCAGAGTGTAATAAATTAAAAGAAGATGATTGGTTTATCACGTATAAAGATAAGACATATTTATGCGTTGATTGTAGTTATGAGATGGGTGAAAATGAGCACGAAACGTGAACAACAGGTTACGGGTTACGAGGTTACGATGGTAAGTAGATTGGTCGGTAACTTGTTAAGTATTTGTTTTTATTGGATTAATCGGGAAGTGGTTACGGTGGTTACAGGCTACTATGGTAAGTTAATTATGGATGCTAAGTCATTGATTTTATTGCAACTTACCAACTTACCGAGACTTACCCCCTATAGGGGGTATAGGGGGGTGGTAAGTAACCCACCACCTCCCCCTATATTTTTTTTAGCGTCCAACACGATAAATTGTTCGGAGCTACAGTTGTGAACACCACGTACAAAATTAAAAGAGATAAGACACATTCAACGTCAAGAGGTTGGGAGAAGGAACAGAAGAAACAATCGAAGGCAAGAGATAGAAGGTTTAACAAGCAATTAGCAAAGGAAAGACAATGAGCAAGGTAGGCGAGACACTAACGAAAGAACAGACAAAGGCAGGGTGGAAAAGACTTACTGCAAAACAACAGAAGTTTCTAGATAACTTCATGTATCGGGATATGACACAGACAGCTTCAGCACGGGAAGCTGGATACAGCAACCCGACAGTTGATGCTGTTCGGCTTTTGCGTAACCCCGTAGTTCAGGAACGGTATCAGGAGATGCGTATGGAGGCTAATGCCAAGTTCGGGGTGACTGTTGAGAAATCTGTTCGGGATTTATTAAAGATGCGTAACGAGGCTTGGGATAATGGCAAGATCGGGGAGGCAATACGTGCAGAGGAGCTCAGATTAAAGGCGACAGGACTACTTGTTAACAAACAACACGTGATGCACGAGGACATGAACTCTCTCAGCAGAGAGCAAATCATTGAAAAACTGGAAGAATTTAAGAATATAGCCGTTGGAAGGATGCGTAACGTAACGCCAGACAAAGATGTTCGGGTTCAGATAGTCGAAAATAGCGAACAAGTGGGAGATTCTGGGAAATAACACCGTCACGAGGGGTAAACGCTCACCTTGATCGGGAGATTCCCAGATCGGGCACTAGTTTCCGTGAAGACATCCGAATAATTGTTCGGGAAAAAGATGCCCGATCCTGCGGATCGGGCTAAGTGAGGAAACATTCTCGGAGGAAACAATGAGAATGATTCACATATATACCTGAAGGATCTGGCTGTCAACCTTCCAGATCCTGAACCCGAACAATTGTTCGTAATACGCCCAGCTGTCAGATCCTGACAGCTGCGAATCCAACTGTTAAAAAAAAATAAAAAAAAACTTGCACATTACTTGAAAATAGGAAATAATTACCTATATATATATTATACATAATAAACACGGAGGTAATACAATGTATGTAAAAGCAATTAATCGTAAGCATAGAAACGCAATCAGCAAATTCAAAAACAGAATTGCGTTAGATATGTTAGCTAAAACTGACTATAACAAATTAAAGAAAGTGAGGAAGAAACTAAATGAAACCAAAAACTAAACTATACTTCGCTTATGGGTCAAATCTTAATTTGACCCAAATGGCACAAAGATGTCCAAATGCTAGACAGTTAGGTGCACAGTATATCCCTAATTGGAGATTGGTATTCAGAGGTGTGGCAGACATTGAGCCGACAAGAAGTAACAACGTAATGCTACCTATTGGTGTTTGGGAGATCACTGAAGAGTGTGAGAATAGCTTAGACATCTATGAAGGCTTTCCACATCTGTACAGAAAGATCAACATCAATGGTATGATGACGTACACTATGAATCAGAAAGATGTATCTGTTCCTAGCACACATTACTTCAATAGCATCTTGGATGGGTACAAAGATTTTGGTCTTAAAACGAATCATCTGTACGAGGCTTTGGGTTGGTCGCATTACAAGTCAACGCAGTTTGACGCACCGATTAGAAAGCTTAAACCAATCGAGATTCTTCGTCATCGGGCAAAGATTTGATCGGGAAATAAGTTGATCGGGAAAAATCCTTGTCAGGATTTTCCCCTGAGGGGTGGCTTCGCCACCCCTTTTTTTTTATATATATAAAAAAAAATTTAAAAAATTTTTAAATTTTTTAAAACACGAACAATTGTTCGTGAAAATTGCCGTCCGCAGGACGGCAATTTTTTTTAAAAAACTTTAAAAAAAATTGGCTGTATACCTTGAATATAGACAATTATTACCTATATAATATATATAACATTTTAAACAACAAACACGAAAGCGAGGCAAAAATGTTTACAAGAAATTCTAGTCCTATAATAGGAATTGAAATTGAAACCACACTTAGAAATTGCAACGATGAAAGCACTGGTATACGCAAGATCAAAGACGCACTTGAAAATTGGGATATCAATACACCAATTGATTTTGTCACAGTAAAACGTGATGATACTTCAAGTGCTGAAACAGTATTTGAAGTAATACTTCCACCAATGGCGTACGATGATTTAGGCGTTGAAAATTGCAATTTAATGTATTACTTGCAAACAATTCAAAGTGCACTTGAAAGTATTAACGCAAAGATCACAGTTAAATGTGGTGGTCACGTCCATTTTGGTATGGAATGGCTAGACACTGATAAAATGAGTGTTAACAGTTTTAATCAAATGCAAATTGATAGTGTAAGACGTGGCAATAACTTTTATTCTGATAACAAAACAGATGTTATGCCATTTCAATTAGCTAAGGCAGTTGGTTATCGCTATGGTTTAAATCAGCAAATCTTTAACAAGATTTTACCAAATAGCAGAACCAATAATACTTATTGTCGTCCAATAGATAATAAAGTTAATTCAAGTGAATGGAACCACGCAAGTACACTTGAACAATTAAATAGGGTCATTGGTGGCAAGTTTAATGCCGTTAATTATCAAAACTCTTGGAATGGCAAAAAGACAATTGAATTTAGACAAAATTCTGGATCAATTGAGGCAGTAAAGATTTTAAATTGGGTAAAACTAATTACTAATCTATACAGAACAACAGATAGAGAGTTCTTACAATATCAAAATGATCTTACAGAGAATACTACACCAGACCAACCATATAGAATTGGAACCAGACTTGCAGAAATTTGGTCTATGTGCAGATCAGAGGACGGTGCAAGTGTTCAAGATTTGATGTTGGCAACAGGTACAACACGATCAAATATTGCGGGTCGTATTTCAGAAATGCGATCACGTTTTGGTGATGGTGCAATTGTCACAAGTACACAACAAGCCAATGGCAGATCCTATGGTTCTGGTGATGAGTTCGCAAGTTATAAAATCTTAAAGACTTTCAGAACTGGTTCCAACAACGTCTCTATAATACCTGACAATAGAGCAGGTAATCCGTCTATATGGAATGGCATCAACGATGATTTATACGACTACTTCCACAGTCGTGCTGAGAGATTTCAATAGGCTCTCAGCCTCATTAAAAAGAGCCCACTTCGTGGGCTCTTTAGGGAAAAAAAGCCGTGCTTCGCACGGCTTTTTTTATTCCGTCCTGCGGACGGGATCGGGATTTTGACCCAACTGACGGGCTTTAATCGGACAGGTACCCTACTGTTTCATCGATCGGATCGGCTCGCTGCGCTCGCCGGTAGAGCCCCCTTCGGGGGCACCTTGCTCGGACAAGCCTCGCAAGGCAAGTTTTAGACAAACGCTCGAAAAAATTTTTCAAAAAATTTTACATTGATTTTAGGCAAAAATTACCTATATATAATATATAAACAAAAAGAAAGTGAGGTAAACTATGAAAAAGTTTAAACTAGAAGAAAAAGTGTTTGAGGCTGAGGATGCGAGTGGTGTGATTGACTTCATGCGTAAGGATTCTTGGTCTGCGACACAGGACGATAAGGAATTTTTAAGAAAAACAGCTAAATATGCAAATATGTGGTCAGGTAAAAGCTTCAGATACAACACAAAAGAGGCTCTTGTTGAGGATTTACTGTCATCAGGACTGTTAGTAGAGGTGCAAGATGGAGAGAGTTAAACACAGCAAGTGGAAACCTACAGATTTACGTGAAATTCGTAAGAAACTTGGCTTGACACAAGCAAAAATGGGAGAGAAAATAGGTATCTCGCCTCGTATGTTTAGGTTCTATGAGTCTGGAAGCACAAAAGTATCGTTAGTTATGGAGTATGCAATGAAATATTTGGTTGAAAAGGAGTTAGGCAAGGAAGAATTTGCTAAATTAACGCCTTTTGAACGTGAACGCATGGAAAGATTGCGTAATGCAATAGCTGAGGAGCTGCAAAAGGGCGATAATGACCCACAATTTAGTTATATTTTTAGAATGTGCCGTCAGGCAGTAAAAGAATTCGATAACATATTGTCAAAGTAAAAAAAATATCGTAGTGTTCTTGTAATAGCTATTTAGAGGGCACTACGAATGACAAATTACATGGCTACAGGTATGGGTGGACAGCCTCAACCACAACCTAGACCATCCCCACAGGGGCAATCATCTCCATCTATGAACATGAACGTATCTCCTGAGAAAAGAAATGCGTTAAAAAACTATCTTGAGGGATATAAAGATGCGATCCAGAAGAAAACTATGGATCAGCTTCTACCGAACATATCAGCACCTCAGATGCCTATGCAACAACCGATGCAACAGCCTATGCAACAGCCTATGATGATGAATATGGGTGGTGTTGTTGATGTCTTTGAGCCACAGTATATGAGCAGAGGTGGTGTTACAGTTGGTAGTAATTTTACAAATGAGGATTTAAAACAGGCAAAAGAACTTGTTGAACGTGTAAATAAAGCTAGTAGTCAAGGAGTTAAAAATAAAAGACTTGATAGATCAAGACCAGAAGTAGAGACAATAGCTAGAGGAATGATTGCAGGATATGATCCTGACTTTGGCGAAGAGATGGGTAGTGAGAATCTTGCTTTTGCACCTATGCCAAATATAGATGCAGGAGAAAGAGCGGCTAGTTATATGCTTCCATCACCTTCTGATGATGATTTAAGAATGGATGAAGACAAAGTTGAAAGTATTAATCCTATGTATGAAGATTTTAAAAAATCACAGGAAAGTATGTTTGCACCTCTTGTTAACAAAATAGGTATGGGTATCATGGGTTATAAAGATCCATTTGAGTTATATAAAGCAACACAAGCTACACTAGACCCTGATAGTATGCAATCAAGAATAGCAAGAGATAGACAGCTTGACAGGGAGAGAGCAGAAAGAAAACTAGCTGAAGAGCAACGTATGAGATCTATGATACAAAGTATGTTGCCACCACCTGCAGAGACAGTTGAACCACCAGAAGAATTTTTTCCATTACCAGACCCTGGTCCTATTATACCTGAAGCACCAACAAGCCCTGTTGTAGAATCAACAAGAGTTCCAGATTTTACTATACCTGCGTTGCCAACTTTACCTGCAACATCACCATTGTTGCCACCAGGTATATCGCCAGAATTGTTAAGAAACTTATTTAAGCTACAAGGTGTTCCTGCAACTGCTATGCAAGAAGGTGGTTCTGTGAACAAGCTTGATACAGCAGTTGATAATTTTCTCAGTGCTGTTAGACAGTGACAATATCGAGATCAAAAATCCCTCAACAAATCAGCAAAGGAGCAAATAAGATGATGAAGAAAAAGGGTTATAAGATGGGTGGAAAAGTAAAAATGAAAAAGGGTGGCAAGGTTAAGAAAAAAGGCTACGCTATGGGTGGTAAGGTTTCACCTAGAAAAATGATGGCTAAAGGCATGAAGATGGGTGGTAAGGTTAAGACCAAAGGCATGAAGAGAGGTGGCAAGGTCAACAATCTTAAAAAAGCTATCAAGAAGGTAAAGGCTAAAACTAAAAAGAAGTAATGCCATATTTACAGAGTAATATACCTCACTTCAAGTGTTGGGTGAGGCGGGAGTACACCTGTAATCACGAAAAATATCACGGAGAGTTCATACACGCTATGGCGATAGCTGTAACGACTATGCCGAACAGATGTTTAAGCTTTCAGGTAATATTCACAGGTTGTGAAACAGATGGAACGAAGAGTCCGAATGTTCATGGGGGAGCAATGTGGGCGAGGATGCCTATCACTGGTTTGATGGCAGACATACCTGTTGAGGAATGGCCGGAGCCGATGGACACACATGATGCCCAGCCCTGGGATTGTTCATCTCACACCCACGCTGTTTACACGTTAGATAGAGCTACACCTTGTCCCTGGTTGGCAAAGATAGGTAGTGAGATGTATCCAGCCAAGTATCTGTTTACAGTTGATTATACAGATAGTGAGATAGCAGATGACCCAGCTCAGCATAAGCAGAGTCATGTGATGTATTTGTTAGATGCAGGTGAATGGACAGGTAATCTCGTTGCTTTGCCTAACAACAGAGTTAGAGTTACGCACCCTGCGTGGTTTCAAACAGGAGAGGGTGCACCAGATTTCAGACCATCTCAGCATATACATTATTCAAAATCTGATTTAGATTACACATTAGATGTAAACAGAATTTTTGATAACTTGTATAATGACGAATAACTTTAACATACCAACTGAGTATCTCACCGATGATGAAATGGCTAAACTCGGTGAGATTGTTAATCGTTT